GAGGCGGCAGCCCGGGCTCCGGCCTCGCCTTTCGTCTCTTTGGTGTTTACCTCCTCGAAGGTTAGCCCTATTGTAGCGAAGCGGATCCTTCCGAAGTCGTCAAGCTGCACGCCCGAGAGGCTAACATCGGTTAGCCTTGTTTCTCTACCGAAGCGCCGGCCGTGCAAATATAAAACGCCGGTTTTCTTGATAAGAGAGCACCAGCTTTCGTATTCGCTTTGTGGATTGACGCCGGCCCCGGCGTGTACGTCTACGTCAAAAGTAAACGGCACGAGCTCGGTCGTTTTCTTTTTGCTCTTTGAGTCGTCACTTTTTATCGTGGTAGAGGTAGAGAAGTTTTTGAGCGGGTTTACTTTTTTTGTGGAGACTTCGAAGGTTTTGTTTCGCCATTTTGCCATGACTGCCATGTGATCGCCTCCCTTAATCTAATTTTGCAAATATGAGCCCCGTCTGGTCCTCAAATATCACATACGCCACGGCCGAGCCTTTTGTCAGCTTCGCGGCGTCGATGTATTCCGCTATCTGAATACTTTGAGATACGAGCTCGATATTGCTCGTAGGCGCAACGCGCGCCTTTTGTCCCTCTATGCTCAGCACCGTGCCTTTTTTTATATTTCCGTCCATTAGTAGCCCTCCAGCTTTCGCCTGAAAAATATCTTTGTTTTGTTTTTTCCGTAATCGTGCCGCACCTTGTAAATAAAATAGGCGCCACTCCATGAGGGCGCCTGCCGGTTTTTGATATTTACCATAATACCGGGTGCATACTGCGGCATGAGGGATCCTTCAATGCTGCCAGATATAAGCATTTTATTTTTTTCTCGCAACTCACTGGCTGCGAAGCGGATCGCCTCGAGGTTGCTCTGGCATGTTATCGGCCTATCGGGCGTCCATAGTCTCGCGTTACCCTCTGGAGCTTTGAAAATTCCACTATACGGCCCGCTTGATACTTTCGCGGCGCCATATTCCAAAAGGCTGCGATCTTCACACTCAACCACACAACCGGCCGTGTCGATAGTGGCGGTCGGTTCGGCGCTTTCGAGGTACGGCTCGTATGCAGCAATGAGCCGGCCGTCGAATATTATGAGAGCTGCGCGCTCGAGAGTGCAAAGCTGCCCGAAAAACTTAAAATCTTCTTGTTTTTCCTGCGCTCTATACTGGTATGCAATGTCGTCGAGGCCGTAGCTTTCAAACTCCAGCCCGTGACGCGCTGCTATTTCCTCGCCGATTTGCGCGAAGTGAACGCGCTCCCACGGTTTTGTATTTGGGATCGTTCCGCTCACCGGCATGGAATAGGCGCGCAGGATATAATAACCATATTCAGGCGCCGTGCTGTATAAATACATTTTACCGCTTGCGGCTCCTGAGCCTCTGTACTCAACCGGGGATCCGGTCTGTATTCCCCATTTATCAAATTGACTTTCTGAGTCGTCGATCCTGATCGTTAGGGAGTCGGAGCGGCCGCCCGCGTGCATTTCGTGAATACACGAGGATATTGTCACCTTCTCCGATACATTTGTATTGTTTAGCAACAATTCGCTCATTCTGTTCGCCTCCACGGTGGTATTGTTTCCGAAGTCTCGGCCGCCTCTACAACGGGCAGCTTTAAGAGCACGCCGCCCTCGAATACGATCACGTCGCTATAATCTGGGTTATACTCGATTATATAGTGAGCCAGACGCTCGTCATTATACATGTCGAGCGCCAGAAGGTCGAATGTGTCGCCCTCTTGTGTGATGTATTCATAGTATGATATAACCCTACGCAAAAGCGGTCACCTCCCTTGCTCTTAGCCAGCGATCCAGCCAGTCGAAAAACTCAGCTTCGTGCGCTTTCAGCCTGCGGATCAGGTCGTCATTGTCTCCCGTGGCCTTGCCGCCCTCGATAACCGGGCTCCATGTGAAGCCGCTAAAATCATAAATAACAGTTGTAGAGGGTTGAGCCAGCTCAGCGAGAGAGAAGTCGTCAACATTCAAAAGTTTTCCGGCGAGTGCCGTCTCGGAGTCGTTGTAAACTCCCAGCATTTCGCCGGCCTTTTCCCAGTACCCTATATTTGCGGCTCTTACATTGTGATCGAATGAGATCACCGCCTCAGTCCCGGCCTCGCCGGCGATTGTTATGCCTTCAGTAAAGCCGCCCTTTGCAAGCATTGGAATGTTTGGAATATTAAAGCCCATACCTCCGACGCCCGGTACCCAGTCCGGGATCTTTATGCTGTTTAGACCGTTCAAAAATGTGTTAATTCCGCTAATAATAGCATTGATCGGGGCCTTGAAAATTGCGGCTATTCCCGAGACAATACCGGAAAAAATGCTCACGATACCGTCCCAAGCTGCGCTCCAATTACCCGAAAATACGTTTGTTATAAAGTCGATCAAGCCCTGAAAAATCTGTGTTATCGACTCGACGATCGGCCCGATCCCTTGAATAGCGGCACCGAGTACACTCGTAAAAATGCCGGCTATAAATTGCAACGCGGGCGCCAGAATTTCCAAAACCTGAGAAATAAGAGAGCCGAGGACGGAGATCAGCGGCGTAATTGCCGTTGTAATCAGGCTCACGATCGGCTCGATTAGGCTCATAATTGTGTTTAGGATCGGCATGAGTGTGTCGAGTAAAGTCATAAGGATCGGTAGCACAACATTGAGCAATTCAATCACAACCGGCAAAACGGCCGATATAATTTGCATAATCGGCGGCAAAATTGCGGTTATGAGCTGCACCAGTACCGGCAGAATGGCCGAGATCACCTGCGACAACAACGGTAGGACGCTGCTCACCAGCTCAATAATTACCGGTAGCACTTGCTGGATCATTTCGAGCAATGGCGGGATCAGTTGTTGCCCGACGGCCTGAGCCGTCTGTAAAATTACCGGTACAAATTTTTGAAATAAAGGGATAAGCTGCGGCATTAGCTCTGATATAATCGGCATGATTGAGCCGGCTACTCCCTCGATTATAGGGATCAGTCCCTCCATAGCTTCGCCCACTACCGGCATTAGCTGATTGAGTGCGTCAAACATGGTATTAGCAAGAGGCTCGAGTGCCACCTGAGCCTGCTGCTTGAATAATTGCAGCCGCTCAGCAAAGTCGTATGTATCTTCGGCACAACCTCCGATTGTTTCATTGCTTTTTTCGAGCTCTGCCGTTAGGTCGGCAACCGAGAGGCTCCCGTCTCGTATGGCTGCGGCCATTGTAGATCCTGCTTTTGAACCGAAGATCTCCGAGGCGATTGTCGTCGCCTCTGTCATGCTGCCGGCGTTTTTGATTTTTTCGGCATACATTTCGAGCCCCTCGCTTGCAGAAATTCCCTCTTTTGCAAGCGAGCCGACGCCTTTTTTCATTGCGCTCAGCACTTCGCTGGTGTTTACGCCCGCTTTGTCGAGCTGGCCGATCAATGCCGTGGCCTCCTCGAACGAGTAGCCCATTTCTTGAAGCTGTGGCCCGAACTGCTGTACGCTACTCATTAAGTCGGTAAAGCCGAGCCCAGTCGATTGCGACGCCTTAAAAACATAGTCCATAGCGTCGCCCATGTCCGCTGCGTCAATATTCCATGCTTGGAAGGCTTGGCTCGACTCCTCGATCACGCTGCCGAGGTCGTCACCCAGCATGTCGGAGACTTGGATCGCCTGCTTTGAAATGTTCTGTAGCTCCGGGCCGGTCAGGCCGAGCCGCGTGTTGTAATCTGCGATCGCTTGGCTTGCGTCCTCCATTGTCGTCGGTACGCTTTTATAAACCTCGTTAAAATCATTTGTCAGGGCGTCGAGCGCGTCGCCGGTTGCGCCGGTTCCGATCCTGATTGTGTCTATCACATTATCAAACTCGCCGCCGAGATCAACGAGATACTTCCCAGCCTCAATCGTTGCCTTACCGATAGCGGCACCCGCGGCAGCAACGCCGGCACCAATAGCGACGGCTTTTAGGTTTATTCCCTCGAGCGACTTCTGGGCCTCCTCGGCCGCCTTTCCCAGTGTAGGGCTCAACGAGCCCGCTATTTCCACAATAGCTTGTAGTGTCTTGCTGCTTGCCACGGTATCACCTCCTTCGGCCTTTTTTATGCTTGACTACCGGCGCCGGTTTGTTTTTCTGGCGCCTTTTTTGCTCAGCGGCCAGATCCTCGGCCGCCTCTGCATATTCCACAATAAAGTCAATTACTGGCTTTCTTTCGAGCTCTGCCGTGCTTGTGTGGTAGGTTCGGGAGTAATCTCGGATTGCTCGTCTGAGCTGTCTGCCTCTGAGTCGCCCGACGCGATAAAAAAACCACGGCCGATCCTCGCAAATTCCCGCAGGCTTCTCCCTTTTATCCGCTCCATGTCCTCGAATGTATAAGCCGGGTTTACTGCGATAACGGCAGCGAAGCCGATGTATAAATGCAAAGAGTAATCGAGCTCAACCGCTCCGGCGAGATTGCCGCCTTTGGAGCCACTGGCCTTCATTTTCGCGTTTTCTGCCTGAGCATAGAGGGCGCCGCTGATCTCGTCCGTGTCGTATGTCATTTCCTTTACCTCGACTCCGTTAATGAGTACGGGCTTGCTTAAAGTGATTTTTCCGTGTTCGTCCATGATATTGCCTCCTTCATAGAAAAAGCCGCCAGCATTGAAGCCAGCGGCCGTATTTTACAGTAATTTGTTAATGTCTTTCATATAGTCCACGCCGTCAACTCTGAGGATCTGGCTCAGTCTGTCAACAATCAAATACTCGTAACCTCCGACAAAAATCTGCACGCGGTTCGCTGAGTATGTGAGCTCATTCTCTGAGGCGGCCCCGACTTCTACGCCGATACCCGGGAGCGCTGTCGGTGGGAATGTACGCACAAAAGCCTTGCAGCCCTCGGCGCTCGTTGTGCCGTCTCCCTTGACAACATTCTGCACCCACCGAAACTCAAAATTTCTCTTTTCGAGCTTCGACATTCTCCCGAGCCCTTTATCTTCGCCGATCTTCGTGATTGCGAGCTCTAAATTTTCAAGTAGTCCGACGATAGGTACCGTCATTGTCCCCATTGCGTTGAGGTCTGCCGTCATTGAAGAAATAGACGGCAGCGTGAAACTTGTATCTTTCGCAACAAGCACGCCGGTCTCGTACACTGTGTCAGCAACTACCGCACCTTTTAAGTCCAGCCACATGATTATTCACCTCCTCCAAAATAAGCCGCAAAGCCCTCGTCAGTATAGGAGACTCTGGCCGTGCCACTCTTGAAGGGTGGCGTCGGTGTCGCGCTCACGTCCCACACGAAGTCGCCGTTCATCAGGTTGCTTGTTGGGTTTGCTGTCTCCAAAAATTCAATTACCGGATCGCCGATAAGGGCGCCGCGGCCTTTTAAGCTGTCGAGCTCCTCCTGTTCGTCGATCAATATGCTCTGCTGCAGGTTCAAGTCCATAGGGCCGTCGATCTGCGTGCCGTGCCGGCGCTGAAAACCGTTTGTAATATACATAAGCATACGGATATTTACCTCGAAAATATAGCGGGCAACTCCGTCGCTGCCGTACTCGAAGTATGCCGTATGAGGTCCCCAGAGCACCCAGAGCCCGCCCCAAAATACCGCGGTAGTAATTCCCTTTGAGTTGAGCTCGTTTCCGTCCTGCTGGTCGAAGCCCTCATTTTCTGAGTTTTTACCGAAGTATTGAGAGGTGCACATAATTTCTTTATTTGACGGGCTTTCCATAGGTATGCCGTCGTGACTGTTGTCAACCCGCTGCATGGTGGCGGTTGCGTGTGTGCTCAGGTGGTACACGCGCTCCCCGTATTTCACCTGCGGCCAGTACACCTTCGAAAAGCCGCTTGTGTAGCCGTTGGCTTCGGCCCACTCCTCAGCCTTTGCGATTGTGTCGATCGCCTTGCTTGTCTTTTTGTCGTAGAGCGGGAGATCTGCATTGACAAAACCGTCCCAGTGCCCGTTTAACTTTTGCACGATTGCGATCATTGCCTTGTAAACGTCAGGATCCTCGCTCCAGAACGGAGCCGCCAGCAGATTGAGCACCGCGTTGTGCATGGTGTAAAGTTTATAAAGCGCCTGAAGGCCCGTGCGTTTCCCGCCGGCCGTTACGGATCCGATAATGTCGTCTTTTGTAACCTGAGCCGGATCCACTTCTGAGAATGACGCCTCCAGCGCTCCGGTCAGAGGATCCTCGTCATTCAATGACTCAATGACTACGGTCCCTTTTGTGTAGTTGTAGTCGATCGAGTAGTCGGCACCCAGCACTTTGTCAGAGAGGGCAAAAGTGTCGAGTATGATCGTATCGCTGGCATATTCGGCCCGGCCGTTTTTGAAGGTCAGCTCTACGGTTGTTTTTGTGTCTTTCTGGTGTGTGGCCGGATCCAGTACGTTAATAACATAAATCGGCCCCACGTTTTCGATCGTGTTCGCAAAGTGGCAATCAAAAGCCTCGCATAATGTGAATTTATCCCAATTATCCGAGTAGCCGACTGTCGCCTGCGTCTTTGGCATGTTCTCCAGCTTGATCGGTGTGTTGACAAGCCCCTTTTCTTTGTACCCGAAAACGAGGTTGATCGGGGCGGTTCCGATGTACGCGACAACGGTGTCAACCTGAACGGCGCTTTTTACTTTGTCGTCGCCGATCTTGCCGTAAGCTCCATGTTGATAGCTCATTCTGTAATCACTCCTTTATAAAAAATTTTCATATTCGGCGGGAATTTTCCGAGCCAGCCCGTGCTCGAGGGTGAACTGTACCCAGCAAAACCAGTACGGATAATAACTCACGAGAGCGCCGTCCTCTGTAAAAGGTCCGTACTCGATATTGCTCTCTTTGACAAGTCTCATGCCCGCAATGTACTCGGTATTCTCCAGAACTGCCAGCACTTTGTCCGTAAAGGTCCAAACGTCACGCCAGCCCTCGAGGCTTCTCTTAAAACCTCCGCTTTGCTCTGTTTTGTATGAATAGCCCCCCAGAGCGTCGGGGTTTTCTACCGGTGTTCGTATCTCTCCCGAGTGCTCGCCCGGGTTCCATGCAGCAAGCGCGAGTTGTATCGTCATTTGCCCCATGTGTTGAGCGGGAGAGTGTTTCCCTTTCAGGAGCTGCACGCACACCGATGGTATAGGAGCCGCAACGTCTGGCGGCTTTCTGTCCTGAGTTGGAATATACATAGCAAAGGCGGCCGGCGTGGTTGTTTTCACGCTGTAGCCGCCATCGTTTTTCTCGTCGTCCGGTACTTTCAGGGTTATGCCCGGGCATACTTCCTTTTTGAACCATTCGACAATATTGTCAAGATCTGTTGTTATTGCCATATCGCGCGCCCTCCTTAAATCATGCGGGCATGGTGCACGGTGACTTGTGAGATCCCGAGATTTTCGGTCCATAAATCAACGGTGCACTCCCGGCCGTCTATGTTGATAGCTGAGCCCGGGGCTTTTTTACCCGGCAGATCTTCGGTTTTGGCAAAAAATAGCATATCGGACTCGGCAACGTCCAAAATATTGCCGTTTTTCATGGTTGCAAGGGTGTCGTTGTCGATAACGATCACGATCTCCTTGCCCTCGACTCGGTGCGTTTCCCCGAAGTCGTCGAGTTGCATGAATATCAGATCAACGTCCGAAGCTATGAGCTCTTTCAATGTCTTACTCAACCGGATCTATTGCCCCGAAGGACGGCGGCTGTTCGTTGTCGTCCTTAAAGTAATCGTCCAGCAGCTTGACCACCTCAGCTTTAGCGCGCATTTTCTGAGCGTCAAGTCCATACGAGGCAGCGAGAGCCTGCAGCTCCGGCAGCTTCATTTTTTCGCTGTATTCCGGCTTCTGTTTCTGGCCGTCCTCGTCATTCTGGCTG